CAACAAGGCATGCGCCCAATAGATGCTGCAAGAGTCATTTACAATGCCAAACAATATAACAGTACAGTGATACAAGCCGACGTTGCTCAAGAACTAAACAATTTTATCCGCGCTCAGCGAGGTGAAGTCAACGCACAAAATCAGAGTCGGCTATATCAACTGCAAAAACAAAATCAGCAACAGCCGGCGCCAACTAATGAAGGTGCGTCAGGATACATTCCTACCAAGCGACAGGCCCGGGATCCACGCTACAGCATGGCACTCACAGTGGATATTAAACCCGGGCAAGTGGGCCGTGAAGCCAACAAGTTAAAACTACGAACCAACAGTCAAGGGCAGCCACAGGTGGCCAATCCCAATGGCCTGTTTGAACAGTTGGCCATGGAACTGGATCATTTCAAACATCAGGATCTGTTTGAGATCAACATGAGCCCTTCAAATCTACGCAAGGAAGCAGCCAAAACTGGTGCCATTGCAGGCATGGAATTTGAAATGATTGTGCCCAATGTAGAAGGCGGTGGAGACGATGATCTAGAACCTGACTACGACATGGACGAGCGTTGCCGTAGTATACAGGATGCCTATGACTTTTTCTACGACGGTGACTGGAACAGCAGACGCAGTTGCGATGAGATGCGCGAGACCATGCGAGAAGATTACCTAATATGGTTAGATGAAAAGATCTCTGAAGAATGGGAAAGCCAAAGCGAAGAATACATCGCCGAATGGGTCAAGAACAATGTGGACGAATCGGAATGGAATCCTGACGATCTAGAGGGTGAAGCCCGTAACGAAGCCTTAGAAGAATACTCAGCAAATGTTCATGCCGACGATCGCAGTGATCAATACCAATCAGCCTACGAAGAGTTCCGCGAAGAAAACCAGGAATCATATGACGAAAGCGACTGGTTGGACGACGCAGATCTAAGTAGTATGAGTGAGATTGAAAATGCTTACAGCATGACATGGCCACACTGGACCGACCCCTATAGTGGCGGCCAAGTTGAAATTTCTGATGTAGCACAAGATTTTGAAAATGCTATAGGTCGTGATACTAGAGCCAGCAGTAACTATCATTCGGGTAGCACATTGAGGCCCAGTCTTGAACAACAACGCTATATTGTAGAACCTGATGGCAGTTTGGAGCCAGATAGTTCCGACGACCGAGGCCTGGAGTTTGTGAGCCCACCACTACCATTAAGTGAACTGCTGAGTGATCTCGAAAAGGTTCAAAAGTGGGCCACGGCGTACGGTTGCTATACCAATGATTCAACAGGACTACACATCAATGTCAGTGTTCCTGACTATGATATTAGCCGTCTGGACTATGTCAAATTGTCCTTGCTGTTGGGCGACGAATATGTATTAAAAGAATTTGGTCGTATGGGCAATACCTATGCCAAATCGGCCATGGCCATTGTCAAAGAACGTGTCAAACAAAATCCTGATGCCGCACAAAATCTATTGGATCAAATGCGTGGACACTTGAGCGACATGGCCAGCAAGGCCATACACTCGGGCATCACATCAAAATACACCAGCATCAATACCAAGGATGGCTATATCGAATTCCGTAGCCCTGGTGGCGACTGGTTGGGCGAGTTGGCCGCAAGTGATAAGATCCAACAAACTCTGTTGCGTTTTGTTGTGGCTCTGGATGCTGCCATCAAACCCGAACTGTATCGTGAAGAATATTTGAAAAAGTTATACAAGATATTGGAAGTCAAAAGCGAAAAAGATACATTGAGTCACTTTGCTCGTTATGTGGCTGGCGAGATACCCAAACAGGCCTTGAAGAGTTTTGTTCGGCAGGTACAGTTGGAACGTGATATCAAACGTGGCAAGACCAAGGGCCAAAAGATGTGGTGGCGAGTCTATAAAGACGGCAAGAATGCTGGCCGATACGGTGCCATGATAGAAGTGGTTGCCGCCAGTAAAGAAGAAGCCATTGACAAGGCCGGTGCCGAATGGGGCCTGTTCTCACAAGAGTATAAGAGTCGCATGGACGCTGAAGTGTTGCGACCTTATGATGAAAAGCCTGATGCAAGATCCGATGGTCCCAAATTGAATGGTCGGTCGAGTAACCCCGATGGCAACTATGTGATCATAGATCAAGCCCGCCCAACTAAACCAGTGTATCGTTACATGGCCTCTGACGCCAACGATGCCTTGTTGGTTATGCGTCAATGGGCCGCTGCCAATACCGGTACAACACACTGGACATTCACACACGATCCTGAACAAAGTCTTGGTCAACCTGCCGCCGCACAGACCGGCACAGGAACCTATGAACTGTTTGATAGACGCACTGGTGAGGCCGTTCCCGACACTGAATTCACGGCTCGCAACCAAGCAGATGTCAACACAAGATTAGATGATTATATCAATTTTGGCCCCCACGGCGTAGGCACAGTAGATGCTCGTTTAGTGTTTGGCGCCAGACCTGTAGGCAGTGCTAATGCTGACCAAGGTATCCTGCCCAACAGTCTGCGACCCACAGGTCCCGGCCCTTGGGAAGTGTACAACAGAGACACTGGCAACAGTACGGTGAACCTTGTGCAGGGTGGTCGACCCATAACTGATCGTGCTCAAGCACAACGCTTGGCCATGAATCTCATTGCCGCTGGACGGCACGATCTCTACGGCGTGAGAACTAGAGGCACACTTAGTGGATCCAACATAGGCACACAACGTGAAATGGAAGCCCGTTTGGGTATGCCTAGTCAACCAGACGACTCCAACTATGCAGTTGTGGATCGCCAAAATCTTGATCCAGTGTTTAGATTCCGTGCAGTCGATAGAGACCAGGCCAACAGAATATATGGTCTTTGGCTGGCAGCCGCTGGCCTGCCACAAACCACTGAAGACTATGGATTCCAAGAGATCAGACCGCGATCTGTTGCCCAGCGACCTTCTGAAATCCAACGTGACTGGCGCATAGTGGATCGTGCGACTGACGAGACACTCAACACCGTACGTGGTGCCAGTTTAGATCAGGCTGAAGCAGTGCGAGCCGACACAGCCCGCAGACATGGTGTTGATGCCAGTCAACTGAGCCTGCAGGTGATATTCAATCCAGCGGCGGCACAGCAGGAAATTCCAGAAGTGCCTCTAGATGTGGCACAGAACTTCCCACAGGCTTCGGACAATGTGTATGGTGCAACAGGTCGGGCCAGTTCAGCACCGCCAGGCAACAGTTTTAGTGGACAATGGCGAATCCTAGACACCGACACAGGTCAAGAACTTTATAGATTCCGTGGCGTAGGCAACAGTCAGGCCGATGCCAACCGAATAGCCGCCACATGGTTGCAACAAAATGCCCCCGAAGGTTCAGACATGACACAGATAGAAGTAGTGCCGGTGATGATATGAAGATTGATGAAATTGTCACAGAAGCACGACGTAGACGCCGTATCCGAGAGGCCGAGCCCTTGATGCATCGTGGCTATCCTTGTACCAAGGACTGCTCGGGTCACTATGCCGGAGATCAGTGGGCACAGAATCACGGCATCACAGATCCCAATCAATGTCCGTATGGCGGCAGCAATAGTTTTTGGGAAGGCTGTAAGAGTGAAGCGGAGGGCAGATGAAGTTTCCTGTAATCGAACTGGTAGATAGATATACCATTGCAGTGGTCAAACATCAAAAGACACAGGGTGCCAATCAGGCCGAACTGGACTTTTACACCGCACAGATGCGCGAACTAGACATAGGTCTGATACAGTACGAGGTCGCTAGACTTATTCAATTACACGCCGACATCTGGGCCATGGAAGATGACTTCAAGCAATGTCGACTGGATGGTGTAGACCTGGCAGAAATAGGGCGTCGTGCCCTGGACATACGTGATCTAAACAACTCAAGAGTCACTATCAAAAATCGCATAGCCCAACTGCTGGATGACCCAGTTCGTGAAATCAAACAAGACCATGTCAGCGAACTTAAAAGAGTTTGACCCCGGCGACTACTCACGCACTGTATTCTACATTCCACATAACATTGATCTATCATGGAACTATGTTGGTCCCGGAGACTTTTGGCCCGGCGGCATAGACCATCTGCTTGATCGTGTGCGCGGCAACATACAAAACAACACAGATGTTGTGGTGTTGTGGGGCGCACCCAACAGACTGCACTTGTACCCTGAGTGTGTTGATCGAATCAATCAATTTGCAGAATCTATCCCGAATCCGGTGGTGCTGTTCAATGGCAACTATTCTGCCAAAGACACTTCTAGACTCAGGTGTGGCTACTCGGAGTTTGCATATTTTGAACACATAGTCAGAAGCACTTGGTCGCAGTGTGATATTGCCGCGCCAAGAAGCAAACAGTTTACCATGATGGGTACCAAAGATTATCCTACAAGAAAATACATACTGAGCCAAATAGTCGAGCACGGTGTTGACTCGAATGCCTATATCAGTTACAAACAAATAAACACCGGTGCCATCACTGTAGGAAACTACAGTCAAGAAGAAATAGATCACATCGTTGATGTGGCCAACCGGGTTGATTCAAGATTGCCTTGGCCAGTGTTGGACAATTCTATTGAATTTCCCCAATTGCCTCGGCAGGTATTGTTAGACAGTTATGTCAACATGATAACTGATACCTACTTTGAAGGCGACCTATTTGTGAGTGAAAAAGTATACACAGCCATTGCTCACGGACAGATGTTTGTCATGCTGGCACCGGCTGGCACTCTGGCATATCTTCGCAGTCGTGGATATCAAACCTTCGGTGACCACATAGACGAAAGTTACGATCAGATAGAAAACAATTGGCAAAGACTGCAGGCTGTTGCACAGATTTTGATCACCTTGGCCGAAAGTGATCTTGCTGATTTGTATGCACGGTGCCGGCACATCGTTGAGCACAATCACCACCTGTTCTACACCAGGGACACCCAGGCAGAATTTGTTGCAAAAATACAACACTTTTCGAGTTGACCAATATTCCCATTTCTGTTATACTTTAGGCATTGTTAAACAAAACGGAGCCCAAAATGGAACGTCTCTCTGAAATCCAACAGATCAATTCTGCAATCATGTTCGGTAATTTTACCAACACTGAGCTGTCCAGCATCATCAGTGCCGTGCAATTTGCCCGTGCTCAGCTGGGTAAGCAGAAAATACGCACTTTTAGCAAGGGCGACGCTGTCAAATTTACCAGTACCAAACGCGGTGGAATCACTGTAACAGGCACTGTGACAAAAGTAGCTATTAAGTATGTGACTGTAAAAGAAGGCTCAACCCTGTGGAAAGTGCCCGCTAACATGCTGGAAGCAGTGTAATACTCAAGTATTACTTTTTGTAATACCCCGCCAACCCGGCGGGGCTTGTCCATAATTCGGTTATTTGCTATAATATAGACATGATGCAAAGAAAACGCCGCCAAGATACAAACCACGCTGTATATGCACTGGTCAACACTGTGACCAATGAGTACTACATTGGTATTACCGTTTGCGGTAATAACCCCAAGCGAGCACTCAAAATTCGCTTCCAAAAACACGTTCGCCGTGCTGTTACAGAACGCAAAGATTGGGCTCTGTGCCGTAGCATACGCAATCACGGTGCTGAAGCATTTGTAGTACTTTTAGTTGACATTGTGCGCGGTCGCAAGCCTGCTCACGCTGTGGAACGTGAAATCATCAATGGCGCAAAACCTGCATTGAACAGCCATTAATGGTTGCTCATAATTCGGGAATTTGTTATAATAGTCACATACAAAGCAAAAAGGAGTTCACAATGCAATCAGTAAACACCGTTCTCAATACCGCAGGCACTGGCTACTGGAGCAACGCCGCCCGAGCAGTTGGCATCGTTGGTGTAGACATTGGCTATGTGTCTGACTCCAAAGAATTTGGTGAGTTGTGTGTGTACTTCAACACCACTGATTGGAATGTTGATGTTGACGGTTTGATCTACACAGACAGTCAGTTTATGACAGAACTCAAAAACTTTTTGACAGCACAAGGTCTTGACAGCACCGACGTCAGTTATAGCGAACAGGGTATGCAAGGTGATGCCTATGTCAGCTGTGATGTCGGCGCCAAGTTCATTGCCACTTGGGAAGCCAAGTTTGGTGAGTTGGTAGTTTAATTAATCTTTTAAGGAATTCAAAATGAAAGCACTCAACGCTCTGCTCACGCACGAAAACCAATGGTCCAGTATGTTCAACCCTAAGTTTGTGGCCTACGAAGTCGTCACAGCCGCAGGTCGCCGACGTGTGGCTGAAATGATTGATGGCAAACTCAGTCCTGAGAACCTGACCTGTGATGGCGAACTATCACGCACCGAAGTCAATCGTCGCTATCGTGAGTTGACTTCTGCCGCTCGTGAGCTGATCCGTTTGGATCCCACCGTGTCTCAATTCATGTACGAATTTGCCTAAGGAGATCGCAATGTCACCTGATACTAAAATTTTGCTGTGGCTTGGACTCGTTGTTGCCGTGGTCATTGGCGGCCCACTGGTGAGCATCTGGGCCTTGAACACTTTGTTTCCTGTGTTGGCTATACCCTACACCTTTGAAACTTGGTTGGCGGCCATGGCATTGGCCGGCGTATTTAAAACTTCTATCACTAAAAAGGATTAATCATGGGAACACGCAGTCGAATTGCAGTCATGCACGGTGAAGTCTGTAAATCAATCTATTGTCATTGGGACGGTTATCTTGAGCACAATGGTGCCATCCTACAGGAACACTATGACTCGGCCAAGGCCAACGAATTGGTTTCTTTGGGTGACATGAGTAGTCTGCGTTCTGATATTGGCACTCCGCATTCGTTCAGCCAGTTTGAATTGGAAGAAATAGATCGCGAAGACTTTGTGAGAGCAACAGAAAATATGTGTACCTTTTATGGTCGTGATCGTGGCGAGACTGGTACCGAATACAAGGTGGCTCACACGTTTGCAGAGTTCTTGGACCAATGCGACAAATCGTGTGCAGAGTATTACTACGTTATGAAAAACGATACCTGGTATGTGGGCACCACCTACGACGTGGGTCATCCGTTGAGCAAGATATTGGTACCTTTGGCAGAGGCTTTGACCACTGTTGAAGAAACGGCATAATTTATTCAGGAGACCAAAAATGGGTTACATCATAGCATTTATTCTAGGTATTGTGGTTTCTACCATTGGATTTTCGGGCGTGGCTCAGGTGGCTGATCGTGGGGTCAACCTGATCAAGCACGAGGCCCGCACACTTCCTGTAGATCGGAACTGAGAATTTTGGTTAAACTGCCTACCAAAAAGAGGTTGACTCTAAATCAAAAAGGCAGTATAATAGATACACCTGGTAAGGTACCAGTGTGTTTTTCAATTTTAACTTTTCAAGGAAAATAGTATGTCTAAAACTTTTGCAGTTGGTGGTGTTAGTAAATCTAAAGGTGGTTACAAGGTTCGTTTTGCAACCGATATGACTCGTGTCAAGATCTTGGCCAAGACTGACACTGATGTGCAGTTGATGGAATTGCCACGTGCAATGACCAAGCCTGAGTTGGTTACTCATCTCAAGACCACAGATCTGTATGCCAATGCAGATTACCGTGCCGCTATCGATGCCGCAGACGACAAGTACAACGGTGATGTCAAAGTCGCTGGTGCCAAGGTCAAGGCTGCCAAGCCCAGCATGGAGTCTATCAAGGCTCGTGCCAACGCCAAAGAAGCTGTTGCTAAGTAATCGCAACTGACGCCACAAAGCCTGCTTCGGCAGGCTTTTTTATGACCACCAAATTATTTTATAGTGGCCAGTTTGGCAACTCGTAGGATGCAGATATACATCCAGCCTATATCAAACTCCCACCAATTCCGGCTGAGACGGGCACTGGCTGGTGCCAGGTGGTGATTGTTGTGCAACTCTTCGCCGCCGATCACGATACCCCAGGGACTGATGTTACGACTATGATCTCGAGTTTGGCCATTGCGGTATCCCCACCAATGTGCTAGGCCGTTGATGACTCCTGCGGCCCAAAATGGAATCCACAGCATTTGCACCGCCCATACCAGGAATCCCCACCCACCAAAGAAAAATACATCAATGATCAACAGGGTCAATATACCACCCCAGTTCCATGGAGTGTATACACAGCGTTCTAACCAATCATCGGGTGTGCCAGCGCCGTACTGCCGGATCATGTCTTGGTCTTGTGCGGCTCGACTGTATAAGGTTACCCCAGTAAGAAATATTCGTTTAATTCCAAACACATGAGGACTGTGTGGATCGCCTTCCTGATCACTGAATCTGTGATGCTTGCGGTGTACGGCCACCCATTCCTTTGTGATCATACCGGTTGTTAGCCACAGCCAAAATCGCATCAAGTGTGCAATCACCGGATGAAATGTGACTGATCTGTGTGCTTGGCTACGGTGTAGGTATAGGGTGACACACACAATGGTCATGTGTGTTGCGACAAGGGTGTATATGAATTCGGACATATAATACTTATGGTGGCGCTGCCAAAGCAGGTTGACAAGCTCTATATATAAATATATAATACCATACAGGAGCTGAATATGAGCACAGAATTTTTTCGCAAATACATGGATATTGTAGACGAAGCGGTACGTGGTGTACTAGTGAGCCCAAGTACAAATAGTGAACCCTACGCTGTACGTCCAAGCAATCAAGACGAAAGAGATCAGGTGGCCCGGGGTCTAAAGACTGCTCGTGCTTACAACCGTGATGCTGCCGCTTATGCCGCGGCGCCAGGCGAAAAGCAAGATGTAGATCCAGCAGAACTTTCAGCAAGAGCAAGAGGAGCACAAAGTGGTTCAATTGTTCAACCAGGACCAAATGGCGGTGCCGAACAAGAAACAGGTATGCCTATTAATGTACCAGGGCACGACAGACCTTGGCAGGCAAGAGCCATCAATACCAAAACTTCAACTCTCAATGTTGGCACTGATATCAAAGCAAATCAAGGTAAAACATCAGGACCCAGAAAGCCAGTCAAACCTTGGTAACAGTTATTGCTGTATGACACAATATCTCGGCTCCTGTGGGGTCATCGAAAATTTCTTTACACCAGAAGAATTAGGTGCCGCGGTAACAATTTTTAAAAAAGTTAATACCAGCAAAGACACCAGTTGGGCTGTCAACAACGGATTCTACGGCATAGATCAAAAACATCTGGCATATCTTTGGTTACGAAAAACTCTAGTGGACAGAATTTTTGCTCAATTTGATCCGTCACTGAAATTGATTTTTGGTATGCTGTTGGACTGTCATGTGCCATTGGAGATACATCATGATCTCAAGCCCATTCCAGATCCTAACGGAAAACACTCGTTGAGTTTCTTGATCCCTTACAGTGTGGATCATGAGATTGACAAATGCCCGGCTGCATCTACTTTGATATTTGATCAATCCCCCGATGGAGACAACAACGTCAGTTATTTGCATGCCACCAAACTGGGTCATGTGCCACTAGAGCAGACATACCAATACAGTCTCAAACAGGATATAGTTTGGAACTGCGGCGATCTTGTGTGGTGGGACAGCTCGCTGTATCATGCAGGCAGCAATTTTTTAGCCAATGGTTGCCATTCTAAACAAGGCATAGTAATACATACCTATGTGGTCTAAACAACAGTTGATACTCGACGGATTGCCTCCCATAGTTGATGCCAAATTACAACAACTGCACGATCAAATTGTAAATGGCACGTTGTGTGACACTTCTGCGGATCCCTACACACGATTTCAAACTGACGCCGTGGAATTTTTTACATCATCACAGCGATATCGATTGCAAGGTATAGAGCAGTTTGTACATCATGACATCATCATGGGCTGTAATCACTTTATTGACAATCTCATCATGCAACACAGCATATCAGGATTGCAGATATTTGAACACGATTACAAATATTATCAACGACTGTGTCCAGCCATATCTTTTGCACAGGTAGGCCGACTGGCCACAGACAAACCTGTGTTGATTGCGGCGCCGGTACCGGGATATCTGGATCTTCATCCTCGGTGGACCGAGATCGTGATCGAGTGTGAAAATAAAAACATACCCATACACGTGGATGCCAGTTGGCTTGGTGCTGCCAATGACATCAATTTGGATCTAAGATCCCGGGCAATACGCAGTGTGTGCATGAGTCTCAGCAAGGGCCTGGGCTTGCAATGGAACAGAGTAGGATTAAGATGGAGTCGTGAGTCAAATCAAAATGACAGCATCAGCATCTACAATCGATTCAAAATGATACCCGAAAGTTTGGTTCGTAATGGCATCACGGCCATGAGTCAAGTTGAACCAGACTATCTGTGGAACACGTATGGTGATCTACATCGGGAAATATGCCGAACATTGAAGCTGAGGCCCAGCAAGATTGTACACGCGGCCCAAAGTTTGGATAGAAGTCAATTGTATGGTTTGGCCAACATGATGGTTGACAAACAATCCAAATAAATATATACTGTAAAGAACAGCGTAAACTGTTATCAAGAAAAGTGTTCTGGACGGGGGTGCGAATCCCCCCAGGTCCACCAAAAGTATAATCGATATGCCCATAGCATATAGAGACATAAGAAACGGGATTATACTTCTGATGGGCCTGCATAGTTTCGACAGGGCAAAGAGTAGGGGTAATGGCGCTCGGTAGGCGATGACCGTAAATCAAGCACAAAAGTAAACGCAAACGACTCACAGTTCGCATTGGCAGCCTAAACGCAGCCTAGGGTAGGAAATACCTCGTAACAGAAACCACCAAAAAGGTCGCTCCGGCGGCCTTTTTTCTTTATACTAATACTATGCGTCTGAAGCTCAATGAAGCCTACTATCAGGACTACGACAGCAATCAAACCATATGGGAAAGAGATGAAGATGACAACGAAGAACAGCATTGATGTAACACAACTGTAACGGTCTTCTGCGTAAATATTATATGCAGAAAACCTACCGCAGTATCTTCATCAGCGATGTTCACCTAGGCACTCGTGATTGTCAAGCAGGTAAGTTAAATAATTTTCTCAAACATAACACCTGCGACACACTATATCTTGTGGGAGACATTATAGATGCCTGGAAGATCCAACAAAACCGATGGCGATGGAAGCAAAGCCACACCAATGTCGTTCGTAGGGTTCTTGGTCACGCTAAACGTGGCACTAGGGTTGTATACGTGGCCGGAAATCATGACGAATTCTTGCGTCCGATGATACCATATGGATTCAGTTTTGGACTTGTTGAAATACATAACCAAACAGAACATATAGGTGCAGATGGTCGGCACTATCTAGTCACACACGGCGATTTGTTTGACGGCATCACTAGACTAGCTCCATGGCTTGCATTTCTTGGCGACAAGTTATATGACCTGGTGCTTAATTGGAATAGTCGTTTCAACTGGATTCGTCACAAACTGGGATTTGGATATTGGTCATTGAGTAAATATCTAAAACACCGAGTAAAGAAAGCCAGTGACTTTATGTTTCAGTTTGAACGTAATCTAGCAGGTTACTGCAAGAAGCGTGGATTTGATGGTGTCATATGTGGACATATACACCATGCAGAGATCAAACTTATAGACGGCGTTACTTATATGAACGATGGCGATTGGGTAGAATCGTGTACAGCCTTGGTAGAACATCATGACGGTCAATGGGAAATAGTTACATGGACTCAAGAAAATGACAAAGAAGATATTGATAATAACAGACAACTTGCCGGATCAAATTAATGGTGTGGTCACCACTTACAAGAACATCGAGGCTTGTGCAGTACTGGATGGTTATAGCATTGATTATATTGACCCCGGGCGGTTCCGCTATGTTGATTGTCCTGGCTACGACCAAGTCAAACTTGCCCTTCCGAGCAAAATGGGCAAGAAGATTAAGGAGATTGATCCGGATCATATCCACATCGCCACAGAAGGTCCTTTGGGTCTGTGGGCTAGAAAGTATCTTTCAATATGTGGTTATAGGTACAACACCGCTTATCATACTAAGTT